ACGCAATTAACAGAAGTTGCCGGCGTTGTAGAAATGCAAAGCTTAAACATTAAAATTAAAAAAGAACAATTAAAGTTGAATTTACAAGATTTACAACAAAAAGAAGCAGCTTTAGCCAGATCCCTAGAGGAAAAATATGGTAAAGGAACTATTTCTTTAGAATCTGGTGAATTTTTACCAAGTAAATAAACTTTTGAAGAAATTTAGTATATTTATCATAAAAATAACATAAAATGGCAGAAACATTAATTTCCCCAGGGGTATTAGCAAGAGAAAATGATCAATCTCAAATCACGTCCCAACCAATACAGGCTGGTGCGGCTATCGTTGGTCCTACAGTATTGGGTAAAACATCTATTCCAAAACTAGTTACTAGTTACTCAGAATATTTAGCGAATTTTGGTAGTACTTTTACGAGTGGATCTGATCAATACACTTACTTTACTTCTATATCGGCATTTAACTATTTCCAAAATGGAGGAACTTCATTATTGGTAACTAGAGTAAACTCAGGATCATTCTCCGCAGCATCTTCATCTAAAGTTGAAGCATTAGGGGTTGAAGGATCTAATCCAGGATCATTAGAACCAGCAAGAAACATTAGTGGTTCGTTTACACAAGTGGGTCAAGGTGGCACAGCTGATACTTATAATGATATAGCTACAACAGTATCACCAACGGGTGGATCAGGATTAACATTAAATGTTACTGCAACTACTGGTAGTGGTAAATTAATTGATTCTGATACATTAACAGTTACAACTACTCCAGCAGGATTAGCTGCAGCTACTTACACTGACATACCTTTACCTGGGGGTACTGGAGGTATAAATGCTTCAGCATCTGTAGTAGTAGCAAGTGCTACTTCAATTACTTCAGTTACAGTAACAACAACAGGTTCAGGGTATATAGCTGGAGAAACAATTACTCTCCCTTCACAATCTTTAGGTGCTTCATCAGGTGGTGGTACAGATCCAGTTTTAACATTAGCAGCATCAAATCTTCAGGTTGAAGTAATAGATGCAGTAGTATCTAACCCAGGAACAGGATATAGTGTAGATGATATAGTAACAATTCCTGGAGCTAGTTTAACAGGATCTTTCTCAGATACTACTATTACATTAACTGGAGCTGACATTGATAATGCAAACGTATTTACATTAGAAACATTAGGTGAAGGAACAATATTAAATAGCAGTAGTTCATTAGATACTAATGGCGCTCTAGCTAGTGGTTCAAAAGATAATATTAGATGGGAAATTCAATCCCCAAATACAGGATCAGGAACGTTTAGTTTAATTATTAGAAGAGGTGATGATAACACAAAATCAAAATCAATTTTAGAAATATTCCCTAATGTTTCATTAGATCCAAAACAATCAAATTATATTGCTAGAATAGTAGGAGATATGACTGATACCTTAAGAGGATCAGGAACAGATTTATATGTACAATCAACAGGATCGTTTAGAAATGCTTCAAAATATGTAAGAGTAAAAGAAGTATTATTAAAAACACCTGATTATTTTGATAATAATGGTATTGCAAAAGACCAATACACAGGATCAATTCCACTAGCACAAAGTGGATCATTTGGAGATGCTATTGGAACTATAACTGCTGCAAACCAAAATTATTACAATGCAATTAATAACACAGACTCACAAGGATTTGATTCAGATTCAATAAGTGATTATACAGATGCGTTTAATTTATTAGCCAATAAAGATGATTATAGGTTTAATATTATAACAGCACCTGGATTAGTTTACACTAATGCTACTCATAAAACTCCATTAAATACATTATTATCAAATATACAAAATAGAGGAGATGCAATTGTAGTAATGGACTTAGAAAATTATGGCTCAACAGTTTCAGCAACAACTGGAACAGCAGCAAGTGTAGATAACTCATATGTTTCAGCTTATTGGCCTTGGTTACAATTAGTAGACCCAGACTCAGGCCAATTGGTATGGACACCTGCTTCAACGTTAATACCTGGTGTATATGCGTTTAATGATAAGACATCAGAAGCTTGGTTTGCACCTGCTGGTATTAATAGAGGTGGATTAAGTAACGTTGTTCAAGCAGAAAGAAAATTAACACAAACTAACAGAGATGACCTTTACACAGGAAAAGTAAATCCAATAGCAACATTCCCAGGAAGAGGAGTTGTAGTATTCGGTCAGAAAACTTTACAAAGTTCAGCAAGTGCTTTAGATAGAGTAAATGTTAGAAGATTATTAATTGAACTTAAGTCGTATATTTCACAGATAGCTGACAATTTAGTGTTTGAACAAAATACAGCAGCTACAAGAAATAACTTCTTAGCTCAGGTAAATCCATATTTAGAATCAGTACAACAAAGACAAGGTTTATATGCGTTTAAAGTTGTAATGGATGCATCTAATAATGGACCTGATGTAATTGATAGAAACCAATTGATTGGAGCTATATACATCCAGCCAACTAAGACAGCTGAATTTATTTACTTAGATTTCAACATCTTACCAACTGGAGCAGTATTCCCATCATAAAAATTTAAAAATTAGATATTTATAATAAAATAAAAATAGAAATAAAATGGCAGTATTAAACCCAAACGAAATATTTTTCACCGCTTTTGAGCCAAAAGTAGCTAATAGATTTATTATGTATGTTGATGGTATTCCATCTTACATAATTAAAGGAATTAGTGGTATGGGGTTTGCACAAGACGAAATCGTTTTAAACCACATTAATACTTACAGAAAAGTAAAAGGAAAATTAAGATGGAATGACATTACAATGCAGTTATTCGATCCAATCACACCATCAGGTGCTCAAGCTGTAATGGAGTGGACAAGATTACACCACGAATCAGTAACAGGTAGAGATGGTTACTCTGACTTCTACAAAAAAGACTTAACTATTGATGTATTAGGACCAGTAGGAGATGTAGTTTCAGAATGGATTATAAAAGGAGCATTTATTAAAGATGCATCATTTGGAGATTTCAATTGGGATGACGATGGAACGGCTCAAAACATCGACTTAACAATAGGAATGGATTATTGTGTATTGAATTTCTAAAATTTCTATAAATATTTAAAAAAATTGCTTGTCTTCGGTAAAGATTTTTTTTTATTTTATATTTGTATAAACGAAAATTAAGTTATAATAAAATAAAATTTATATGTGTAAAGAAAATAATCAAGCGGCTCCTCAACAAGAG